CCAGGCTAGTATATTTCTTTAGGTTTTCATTATAATATTCTAGGACAGGATCAAACTCAGTCCCACCTCTTCCGTGTATATTCATTTCATGCTTTCCTGCATAAGGTTTGATAGAATGTATTTTAGTATCACACTGTACTATAGTAATATCAACACCGGCTTTATAGATATGATGAATCTCATTCATAAACTCTTTCAACTCAGAATCACTTACAGAACCTGAAGTATCTATAGCTAAAAGCATATGTTGTTTCATCTTAATCTTGAGACCGGGATTGTCACTAAATCTTCTATTTTCTTTCCGCCTGATCTTCTTGGTAAATACTTTTGTACTGATACCAGTAAACCTACGGATATACCCTCTCCAATCAAACTTAGGGGCTTCTATTTGTTCTACAATGATAAGACCATCTATCTCACCTGGCACAGTACCCCGTTTCTTAACAGTTTGTTCCTTAGCATCACTAAGCACCTTCTGTAATTGCTTTTCAATTAACTTTTGCTCAGCTTCAGTAAGATTATCAAACTCTTCCCAGGTACCATGATCAGGAACATTACCCATATCAATATTGTCAAGAAGATTATCCATTGCTTGATTACCACAAGTACCATTCTTCTCTTTCTCATCTTTAAACTCTTTAAGCTTGTCATAGTAATATCTACAACCTGCTCTAAGTTCAAGATTCATATCAGCATAGTCTTCTATAAAAATACCTCTACTAGGTGCATTCTTAAGTATCTCAGCTATTTCTTCAGGACTTGCTCCTGTTTCCATAGCTGCAGACATTTCAAGTTTTAGTTTTTCATTCAATGCTTCATATTCTTCTTTAGAATATTCTCCGCCCGGTAACCAAGACTTTTCAATATACTGATTGATTTCCATATCCATTGCAACATTTGCAAGTCTCTTATCACTAAACTTAAAGTAAGTAGTAAGATGTCCAAATGCAATATGAAGCAATTCATGTTTTAATATACCAAGCTTCTGTTCTTCATTAAGACCTTCCCAAAAATCAGGATTGATAGCAAGCTGATAATTAATACCATTCTTACTAACCCCGGCAGTAGGAACTCTCTTAGCATCCCATAGCTTATTCAACATAATGAGAAAGAACCCATAATAGGGCTCCTTCAACATCAGGTCTTTACTAGCTTTACTTAAACTCTGAACTTTGTCCATTAGTCTTTTAGTTTAATATCTATTTCAAATTTTTCTGTTGGATATCCTAGTTGTCCTAAGAACCCAACCATATCTACTACAAAATTCTCCAAGAACAATTCTATTGAATCTTTACTAGATCCATTAGAAGTCATAAGAGATAAACATTTACCACTAGTAAGATTATTATCCCCTAGTGCAGCAGCTTTATTTAACACCTTATAAGATTTTGGTGCTTCTTTTTCCCAAGCATCTTTTGGTAACTTAGAAAACTTATACAACACTAGTAACTCACCAATATATTTTTTGTGGTCAGTATTCTCTAATGCTTGAAATGCAATAACATGATTATCCTGATCTTCAGATTTAAGCATGTTTAATAAATTCTTTGTTTCTTCTTTGTCAAATTTTACTTTACCCATCAGTCTTCAGTTTTTAAGTCTTCATCATCTAAACAATCTAGTTCCATTAAGGCACCGTTTAAATCCATCATAGTCATGTATGCAGGATTATTAAACTTAGCACTATCCATATCATAATTAGCTTCTAACAGCTCTATAGCTTCATTAACTAAAGCTTCTACTTTTTCTTTAATTTGTTTTACTCTATTCATTAGTCTTCAATTTTTAAAGTTTTAATAGCCCAATCTTGAGGCTTACCACTTGCAATCATATCCACCCATTCTTTTGCACTTGGAATGTATCCATTGCAATCTTCCTTTACATGCTGTTCACCTATATAACGGACATATACATCTTTACCATCAGAGTTAGTGATTACTTCACCAAATCTTTTCTCACATTCAAATATACCTTCACTATGATGTCTAAACAGTCTGTGCTTACTATGACCATACCAAGCCTTAGTTTCATCAAACCATTTGTGTATCTCCAAATAATCCAAAGGAGATCCTCCAAACTTTTTAGCTGAGGATTTTGCATGTTGCCAAGGATGCGCCATTATTCTTCTGTTTTACTTAATAAATCTCCATCATGAAAATAATCTTCAGTTTCAGTAATTCTGATATGATTATTGATAACATATTTTCCTGAAGGAACACATATACCTACATCACCAAAACCACCTTCATTATTCCACCAGTCTTCTATATCATCAAGAAGTTTCTCAATAACAAACTCTTCAACTAAGTTATAAAGTTCCCTATCTAGATTACTTAATAAAAATTCATTATTCCAATCATCTACATAATCAATTACATCTTCTGGAGTGTTACATGGATCTTTTGTAAAACCAATCCATTCTACGGAACCAGAGTCTCCAGCACCATCATATTTTACTTTAACACCAGTAACATTCAAATCAGCCAACTGAAACAGGAGGCTTGTCAATTCTAATTCTGTCATAACTATTTGATTTTATAAAACCTACCAAGAATATTCCCATTTAGGAATTCTTCTTTCTCAAGCACCTCATATTTGAATTGGTGCTTTACCTCTTGATATGTCAGCTCCATTTGAGTAGAACATATCATAAGTATCTCTCTTTTAATACTTACTCCTGCTTTGTGAGCATCTTTTAAGATCTTATTACTACTGTAATATCTCATAAAGTCAGGTTTAAGTTCTCTCTTGTACTTCTTAAGTCTCTTGTCTGTAGACATTGCTAGAGCCTTTTTTCCAAGTGGTCTTTTAATATTAGCAAAGAAGTTCTTCTTACCAATATAAGCAACAGATTTACCATCAATTATAGCAGTCATAATGTATATAAAACCTACACCTCCTTCAGGAATATTTCTGTCGTCAAACTCTTTACCTTTATAAATCCAGCTCATAATGCTTGTTTTAATAGTGGAAATAACATTTCTCTTGTCTTTACTATCCCATGTGTTTTAATACAATCAGCAATATCCTTTTCAGCAGGTGGGATAACATAATTTAGTTCATGTTTTTCTTTATACTTTTCCATAGCTTGAATTCCGGCTTTATCATTATCCAATAGAGTAATAATCTTATGATACTTTTCTTTGTAATAATGAATCAAACTATCAGGTAAAAGGCTATTCTCACTGTCTGGAACTATTCCTTCAATATTCTGAATTCCTAATGAATTAAATGCCATCAAGTCTTTTAATGAAGATATGATCATTAGATACTTCGTTGTATATGTTAATTGCTCAGAACCTTGAATATAGTTAAGTAGTTTGATAAACTTCTTTTCTTTATTCTTGGGTTGATAAATTTTATACAAAGTTCCATCATTTTTAAAGTAGCCATAGATATGTTCTCCTTTTATAGTAAATGATGTTTCTATGTTATCTTCTATTTTACTTAATGTATAATACTCAAGTGGAATTACTTCATACTTAGTAAGCTGATCAGTACCAATTTTAAATGATTGCCAATAGCTTTTGTCTAGGATATTCCAATGTCTAATCATAAAATCTGAAACTTTATAAGTAGCCGCTATTTTATATTCAGTTACAGGATCATAATTATTATCTTCAAGATACTTAGAATAATCTAATACAATTTTTAGATTAGCTTGTTTCCTAGATAATTTATATAAATCCATTATCAAGTTACTAGAATCTCCACCAAATCCAGAAGAAAAATCTTTATATCTATAATAACCTTTTGAATCATCAAAATAGATATACATGGATTCTGTTTTCTCTGCTGGATTGAATACAGACTTTATCTTTATTGTTTGACCATAAAGTCTAGAAGAGAGATTCAAGTAAAATTCAAATATCCATTCTCTTGGAACATCAATTATACTTGTTACAAAATTAACTGTTGATTGCATAATCTAAAATAATAAAGGGGAAGCAGTAATACTTCCCCTTAAATTATTAAATAGAATGATTAATCTAAACTAAACTCACTTGATGACTTTGGTATATCAAGATCATCATCATCTTTGCTAAAATTAGTAACTTCTTGAGTTTTACTCTTTTGAACATAGATGTGTTTAGAAGCATCAAACTTTAGACATTTACCTTCTTCAAGTCCTGCAATAGAATATCTACCACCTGCAGCTTTTGGAAGTTGTAAATTATAATTTGTATAACCTTCTGCATTAACCCATTCTTGACCACCTACACAAAACTCAAGAAACTGGTTCTTAAATGGTGCAGTAGCATTAAATGCATCTATCAAAGATTCAGCATTTGAATGTTTGTTATTTTGTTCACGAGCCCATTCAGTAATACCTAATGTTTTACATAAGTTAATTACAAACATAAACATTGATCTTTGCTGTGTAACAGGCTCACCACTTGGCATGGTACCATCTTTATATCCAAAAGGATTTGCATTAATCTTACCAATTTTACCAAGATGTCTTCCCTTACTAGGGTCATTATCAATATAGAAACCTTCAAAATCTTCAATTGGTTCGGTTTCTACATGAATATAGATATACTTTTTCTCAGGATATCTCTCGTCTTCTTTAGTACTCAAACCTGTAATTTTCAATACATGATTTCCGGGTGTAATCTTTTTACCACCTTTACCGCCACTCTTACTTTCTAATAAATCTGTTAAATCTACGTTCATTTTTGTATTTATTTATTTGTTATTACTTATATACTTCATCCCATGATGTAGTTAATACACCATCTACTGATTCAGTTACTACTATTTCTTGATTTCTCAAATGTTCAGGTCTGGCACCACAAGTAACTTCTTCATTAGTCTTAAAAGACAAAATAGTTTTGTTACCTTTTCTATACATATAACCAATTGCATCCGCATTAGCACAAATCAAAGATTTAATTTTACCCGTCAAATCAATGTTTGCAGACATAACCATCTCACCTTTATCATCAACTACCTTGTCTTTAATGTGACCAGATAAAATAATGTGGGGTGCTAAGGTATCAATAAAATCTAAAATATTGAAAAATGCTTCACGAATATATCCATAACCTGCACCATTAGGTAATCCAATTACACTGTCTCCTTCAAAATGCTTACCCATTTGTGTATTTCTGTAAAGTTTTACTGCAAGCGGCATCACCATAGATTCTAAAGCAGTTACAGTATCAATTGTAACATACTTGTAAGGTTTACCAGCATCAATAATTGCTTGACCAACTGCAAGTAGTTCTTTTAAGTTTTTAGCTTTAACTTTCAAAGCATTAACATAATCAGAACCATTCTCAAGATCTATAATCAGATTATTGTCAAGTCCTGCAAATGCAGTAGTTTTACCTGTCTTAGGTTTAGAATAAATCAAGAGTCTTTTAGGATTTACTCTATCCCCTTTAATCTTAGTTGTTGGAAGTACTATACTCATATTTCACGTTTTGTTTGTTTAATCAAATCATTCAACCATGGCCTTGCACTTACTGGTTTCATCAGCATTATAGATGCAAAATCTAAAATTGTCATTTCAGATAATGGTGCATCTGCAATTTCATTATTTTGAATGTCAAGTTCTACTTCATTTTTAGAACCAAATTGATCTTCAAAGTCTGGAAATAATGTTTGTTGTCTATCAATTGTAACTCCATTCTCATAATTAGAATATGTAATATAAGAACCGTTAGGCATGATAACTTGTAATTCAGAAACAGGAATTATATATACTGAATATTCTTTTCCTTCTTCAGTTGTTTTATTTTCCATTTCATATTCTTCTTTATAAAATGGATTGAATGTTAGTTTGAATAAAGGTCTATCCGATAAATCAGGAGTCAAATCTTTTTTGACAAACTCCATATAAACATCTTTTTCTTTACCAAGTTCACTTTCAAATAACTGAATAAATTTACCTTTTTTACCACTAATAAAATACGCGCTTTTTAATGTAAAGAATGGATCTTCAACTTTCATGATTCTAAAAGTTGGAGAATGCTTCTTAAACAATTCTTCTGTCTTTTCTTTTCTTGTCATAATTTACTATTTTGTTTTTTGTTGTTGCGGAGGAGTGTCAATTTCTACAATCTTCATCTGCTGTTTATCTAACTTGAAAAAACTAATTCTTGTGTCTCCATTTCTAGATTTAAGAAAATGAAATACAATTGTAGTGTCATCTGGGATTATGAACCTATCAGGTCCATAGTATCTGATTTTCTTAAGTGCCGGTCTATTGATACCAATTAAGGTATCAGCATGTTGCAATAAAGCATCTGCACCAAAAATATCAGAATCTAGGACATAATTACCATACTTACCATTTTCTGATCTTTCGGGACTATCAATATTTCTATTCAATTGACTCAAAATAAGAAATGCAACTGGATATGTTTTCTTCATATAGGTAATTGCTTCACCTAGATTATACAACATATCAAACTTGTCTTTATCTTTTGCAGACTTTTTGAATAGAGTTGAGTGATCCACTGTAATTAAAACTTTGGTATATTTTTTTTTACCATCAACTTCTTTGCAATATTTCATTACATAATGATGGATTGTAGACATAAACTCTTCCACGGTACAAGGGTCATATACAACATCAACTCTTGCATTTTGTCTAAGTTTTTCTACATAAGAAACACACCTGTTGTAATCATCATCAGTCAGCTTGTTGATACCTGCACTATTTAAAGATTTATAATCCTTTTTGGTAGGAGTTGATAATTCTCTGATAGCACTGGTTCTTCCCGGCATTTCTAATTGAAACTGTAAAACTCTAAAATTTTCATTAGGGTTTAACTCAACAACGTCAGCACACAATTGGTCAATAAAAAAAGTTTTTCCTGTTCCTGGTCTGGCCCCTATAACTGTTAGGGTATTCCATTCTATCCCATCTAATAAAGCATCATTAAACTTGGGCCAACCGGTTATTAAACTTCTTATTCTTCCTTCTTGTCTTGCTTTTATGTGAACTAAAGCTTCATCAAAAGCTTCAATTTTACTTTTTACTTTTACTGGTTTAGTATTTAAATAGTTACTCATTTCTTCACAGTTTGTAGTGCTTGTTCTTTTGTGAAATTATACATTGTATGCAAAATTGTTATTGCAAATTCAAACAAAATATATTTCCAAAATGGCATACTACCAAATAGAAATGTTGCAAAATAGTATCCAGCAATTGAACCTATGACAGCACAGATTCCCAATAAAATTTTAATATTAAAATTACTCATACTACGCTTTCTTTAAAATGATTATCTTCAAAATCATCTTCTCCATTAATAATCATGTCACAATATGTAGCTAAGTCAGAATCCCAAGATTTATCAGTATTTTGTTTTCTTACAAAATATTGAGAAGTTCTCATAAATTCATAATTCTTAAGCTCAAAATCATAAACATATTTTCTAGTTGCTGCTAGAATTGTTTCCCAGTCATAACTATAAGTATCAAAAAACCAACGAAAAGAATTCTCTAATGTTTTCACATTTACTCTTGCAGGTTTACCACTTGAAAGTCTTTTGTTAGGAAAAATTTCTACATACTCTTGTATCAATTCAAGAAAAGATTCACCCATCAAATTTGTAGATGTTTTCTTTTTACTTTTCTTGAAAAAGGCATCAATTTCTTGAATAAAATTAATACTTTTTTCTGTTAATTGCAAATCTTGATCCACCCATTTTTCTACTTGCAGCTTCCTAATTTCTAAAGCATAACTTACAAATGAATTAGGAATTTTTTTATGTTTAGAACAATACAAAACATAAAATGCATTAGGTGTTATACCTGCTTTTATTAGTTTGTTAAATACATCTTCCATTACCAGATAATATCTTCGTTATACATTTTTTTGACAATATCCCTAGCTTCTATGAATACATTTTGACAATCCCAAGTACTGTTATTATAGGCAGCACTTGCAGGATGACTTACATAAAACTTATGGTTGTTATCATTTACACACTCCGCCCATTCTTGAGCTTGTTTTCCCATGTAAATATAAATAAGTCCGGAATTATTCCATGTTAAATGATCAAACAAATAAGCTATAAAGGGTTTCCATATATTGTAATGCTGTCCTATCTTACCTACTGTAGTTGTAAGAGCTGTATTAACTAATAAGATTCCTTGATTTGACCATCTGGTTAAATCTACATCTAAACTTCCAGGATGACCTTTGTAAACAGTTTTGTTTACTTCATTTAACATATAGTTTAAACTTGGCTGTAATTCCATGGTGTTACTACAACTAAATGCGATACCATCTGCAACTCCTAATTGAGGATAAGGATCTTGACCTACAATGATTATTTTTAGTTTGTTATAAGGGCATTCTTCAAATGCTCTAAACATCTGTTTTAATGTGGGAGTAAATCTTTTACCTTCTTTAACAAGATAAACTAATTGTTTAATTATTGTTTCAAAATCAGAACTTTCTATGAATGATTTTAATACTAAATTCCAACCAGATGGTTCAAGTTTAAGCAATAACTTACTTCTTATTTCTTCTAACTCTAGTTTGTTATTCATATTTTATTAAATTTGTTAAAAAAATCAACTACCATGGCAATCACAATTAAAGAAATGAAAGATGATGCAATATTTGACATCAAAGTAAATAAAGGTTTTTATTTAATGGCTAAAGAATTAGCTGCCTATTTATTTCTTTCTGAAAAAGATTCTACAAAATTAGAAGAATCTTTAAGAAATATGACAACTAAACAATTTTCTGAACTTAGCCATTATGAAAGAGCTTTTTATACTACTACACTTCTAATTGCTGAAATTGAAAGAGTGGCTAAGGAAAAATCTCTTTATGATGAAAAAGAAGTTCTACAACCTGGTGATGAAGGTTATGTAGAACCTAAGCAAGATTAATATTATAAATCTTTCCTACTTCTACACAAGCTTCAATAGCTAAAGCTAATTCATCTTTACTACATTCGGCAAATGATTTACATATTGTAACTTCTCCTGCTTCATAACATAATCCTGATCTTTCTTTAATCAACACTTTCATTTCTTCAAAAGTATAGCCAGATTCTTTGGCTAATTCTCTTATACAGGCATGCACTTTTGCCAATTGTGCTACACTATGGTCAGCATCTGCTAGACCAATATACATTTCTACTTTCTGTCCTTCTGGAATCTTATCCAAAAAGATTTGATAAGCCAACTTAGACTTCTCATCAGGATATGTCAGCTTACCATCTTTCTTAACTAATTTAACTGATAACATACTAACAAGTTATATTATCAATCATTTCTACAAATTGCATAAAATGATCTTTTGAGGTTATTCTAATTGCTGGTATATCCCAACATTTAACTATCCAATTGTTATCTTCTACATCAATGCTATCTGTGCTATATAAAACTATATTGTCACAGATTTCTTTCTGATAAAAATAATAATCATATCCATTCTGACTTTGAGCATCTGCTATATGCACCTGATCAAATCCTAAATCTATTAAATCTTCTTCTGTCATTTATTTACTAATTTAATTAAGAAATCTGCTGGATTCAGAATTTCCTGTAAATAATTGTGCCGGGCATAGTCATAGCCTTTATAATCCATTAAAGCTCCAAACTTAGCATGTCTTTCTTTCATATAGTGTTTGACTATCTGCATTACAATATAGAAGTTATCCTTATCTTCTGATATCATCATATTATATACATTTTCTACTTCCTCAGCAGTAATTAACCCTAAGAATTTATTAAGCTTTAATTCAGCATAAAACATAAACTTTTTATACTGTCCCTGATATGGACCGGAAGAATATAAGTTAAAAGTATAACTCATATTAGTATCCACATTCTTTAACAACTCATAATGATCAGAACAAATAGCTACACAAAGTTTGCTTAGCTCTTTATCTTCTCTTTTACCCATTATTGATCCCAATTATTTTCATCATCATCTCTTAAAGAAAATATTATAAGACCTGCTGATACTAATACTACCACTGTAACTATTAAAATTGTATTCATAACTATCTATTTATAAATTTAATTGCTGCATTAAAATGATCAACTATATCCAAAAATCTTTGAGGATTAGTTTCATCATAATCTAAAATACTATCTATAGCTAAATCATAATCATCATCAAGCTCCATCACAACTGTCATAAAATATGTATCAGAAAGAGGTTCTCTAAAACTTATAGTTATAGGACATTCATTATATAATTTTATATAAAATCCTTCTAACAATTTGTGTTGCTTAAATCCATGCTTTTTTAAGGTTCTCTTAACTTTTTTAACTTCTTCTGCTGTCATGTTTTTGCAAATTTAAATACTGCTACTAATTTATCATACTCTTCCATTACCCACTGTGGAGTAAATACAGCTTCATGACCTTTAAGAAAAACAATAACATTATCAATTACAGACATTTTTATATCTGCATACCAGTTATTGTGATAAAGTAATACAAATTCAATGTTAATATCTTTATACACATACTTATGATGATTATTACTGTTTCTGTAAAACCCATACTTCACAAGCTCTTTACCTATTAATTCTGTATCTCTAAGTGTCATAACTAAAAATGATCAATAATAGAGTTTAATGGATCATCTGTATTCATCATCAAAGGATCATGACCTATATTTTTAAGATTAGACATATTCTTCCAATTAAACCCAATTTCTAAAAATGGAGTAATATGCAGAGCATATACACTTGCTTTATTATCTACAGTACTTTTACTTACACCAATTACAAATGGTACTAACCAAAAGAACTTTGTTTCTATACTTCCTTTATATGTTTTCATTTTACTTTGATTTAAGTTTAAAATATGTATCTAATTGTGTTAAATGGTATTATCTCATCATGCAACTCAACAAACTGTTTGATATAATCAGCTTTTCTATTATGTTCATACCTAATGTTTTCTCCACCATACTGTGATACTTTTCCTTCCTGTATTTTAGGTACCCATAACAGTTCTTCTCCCGGAAGTTTATTAGCTAAATTATACTTGTGTTTTTCTTCATTGTGAGTTAAGAATATTACTTCAGCTTTAACTGCATTAATATTCCATTTATTTAAAGCAGAATGTCTGTTGATTATATCAAATAAAAACTCATATTCAGCAAGCCAGTTGTCATGAACTATTACAGGACTAAAATTTAAATGAACTTCATATCCAGCTTTTAAAAATAAATGCACTACACGTAATCTATCATGAATAGAACTTGTATTTGGTTCAAGAACTTTTCTCCATCTTTCAGGCATAAGACTAAATCTTACTCTAATCTTACCTTCTGGGTTAAAATTTAAAAAGTCTTTATTTACATACTTAGTAGCAAATGAACCCATAGCAAGTGGATGATCTCTAAAAAACTTGAAGATAGTTTCCCATTCATGATACTTAGCATGTAGAGCAAAGTCTTCATTGCATGAGATGTCATAAGTAATAAAGTCTCCGGTCTGATTTGGTTTGTCAACATCAGCAAACCACACATGTGAATTGATCTCTGTCAGGATATCCATAGTATTAGTAGCTACAGAAAGTCCTTCCGGTTTGTGTCTTTTCATGTAGCAGTAACTACAGTTATAAAGACAACCATGTCCAAAACTTGGTGAAATAAAGTCAGTACTTCTTCCGGAAGGTCTAATAACCATAGACTTCCTAGTAACTTTTTCTACTAGCATACTATTCCATTGTTAGGTTATTATCAGATAAAATCTCCCGGATCTTATTTCTTAATGATTCATAAGCTTCATCTACTGCAGAAGGAAGTTTTTCATTATACTTAAGTTCATTTCTTAAGTGCTGATCTAATTCCCACATAGCGTGTTTCCATTTCCAACCATCTAAGGCTACTCTAGCATCTTCTGCTGCATCTTCATCAGAAAATTCAATTGTTACTTTCATATTACTTGTTTTTTCTTTGGTCCCAGTAATCAATAAAAAATCCTGCGGCAACTATTAAGTTCATACCGCAGGAAGCTATAATCTCAATAATATCTTCATAGACAGTACTCAACAAATGTATGTGACCTACTGTCCAAAAAGGTATGGCTAAGTTTTGGCTTATCCAAACTATAAGATATTTAATGAAATGTTTCAATTACTGCAGTGCTTCTAGTATTTTGGTTATAATTTTCTTAGTGATCAAAAACTCACTTAAATCATCAGAATCATACACTGCTAATTGACCTATTCTTTTTGCTATATGATATCTCTTTTCATCAAGTGTAAAACTTGTAAACTCTCCAGACTCATATACTTTTAATAGTAAATTAAAGAATTGAATAACTTCTTCTTTGTTATCAAAAGAAATGTAATCAATATCAGTAACATACTGATACTTGGTGTTTTTATAAAAGAAAGTATAGTGATTAGTTTCCCCATAAAAGTGTACTAATTTCAATACTGTTAATGGGAATGAATATATGACACTATCTTTAGTTGGCTCATCAACTACAATTTGTGAATGTGCTGCACCTGCTGACAACAACAATAATAATAATAACTTTTTCATAATTGTTTTCTTTTTTTAATATTAATAATTTTATTTACTGTGTTAAACATGTTCTTAAAAAGCACATAGTTTAACAATGCTAAACCTATTAGCAAAAACCAATTCCAAATTCCAGGATGAAAATGCTGTATATACACAGCAATACCTGTACTACCTATAACAGCAAGTAAGTGTAAAACTACCATATACCATAGTAGCCAAGTTCTAGTCTCCTTCTTCATTGTTAATAGATTTCTGGTTCTTGTCCCTCTTCCGCGGCTGAGATATCTCCTCCGGCTTTTTTAGCTTTAACCACCTCTGTAATCTTTCTTGAATTTTCTGATTCAAGATGCTGTATTCTAGCTTTCTCTTGTTGTCTTTCATACTCTTCCCAGTTATACATGTCTAATTCTTTCATTCTAGCTACATCAGCTATAGTAATGCCATCTGGTATACCTCCATTGGCATTAATTAAATCTATACAAAATTCTTTCATCCTTCCCATAATTTCAAGGCTTTTAGTGTTAATTCTTTTACTGCCATATCAATTCTTGATATCTCCTTAAATTCCATATACTTTTTGATTTTCTTTCTAGCATCTTTATCAAAGTGAGTTATAACAGCTGTATATTTTTTATCAGCTTGTCCTGCTTTATGATTAGGAAACTCATATGGAAATGCAATCATAAGATCATTTACATTTGCAATAAAACTAATGTCACTATATTCAAGTAATTGATATGGGTGAAACTTTGCAGAAGTCACTGTTTCTCTCTTCATATCAAATACTTTTCCTATAACAAATTCTGTTTTATTAAACTTGTAATACATAAGTGCAATTAGATAGTTTCTTCTATCCATACTTCTTCTGTTCTTACCTTCCTTAAGAAGATCTTTAACTAACTCACATTGCACCAACACATCTTCATAAGTATAATCCATAAGCTACATAAAAAATGGGAACAATAATCCTTTTATCTCAGATATAATAGGTCCAATAATAAGTGTACTTAAAAATCCATGTGTTTGAGACCACTGATACCAAAAATACAGCATAAATATATGTGCTGTAAGTATGTATGCCCATACTAATACTGTAAAGACAGCTAGTCCATTATCCTCTTTCATAATAATAAATTTTAAATTAATTCTAAATCTGCTTCTTGAAAATGTTCTGCTTCTATTTCTTCTAAAGTAACATAAGGTGCAAATCTATCCGCACTGTAATACTCATAAGGAAATGATTGTTCTGATAGTTGTACTTCTTTTAATCTATAACCATATCTATTTTGTTGTAGACTCATTCTGGCTACTTCAACTACAGTATATACCTTACCTTCTTCTAACCATTCATATGGTGATATTCTTTTAGGTTTATTACGGCTATCAATGCAAATCACCTGCATATTCTTCAATTTCTGATTTAATGTCTAGATCATCAAATTTATTCTTTAATTCAAACATTTCCAAGAAATCTCCTGATTTAACTGGACATTTTCCTTTATTGTGTGCTATAACCGCACATTGCTCAGCTTGAATAGGCTCATGTTTACAGAACCTAATCAAGCTAGCCATGATATACTGATAAGAATTTATATCATCATTGTAAATAACTACTCTGTGTGTTTTGTGCTCTTCCATACCATTAAGATAATAAATTATAATGTGACATTGAAATTTTTCCACATGATTTTACTTTGGTCAAATCCTTCTAGAGCTTCCTTAACCCATTTCTCATCTACTGTATCCATATAACATAAGATATGGACAATAGCTTTATCATCTGGATTTAACCGTAGTAATCTACCAATTCTTTGACTGGCTTTTCTTTCATTACCATAGGCATGTAAGATAATACCCTGTTTTAGATTTGGTATGTTTACACCTTCATTAAGCTGGAGCACACAAGATAACCGCTGAATACTACCATCTTTAAATGCTGTAAGATTACTTTCAGATTGTGGATTATTACTATGGTAACTATGAGAGCATATAGAGTCCGATTGATCTTGGGTATTTGCAAATATGATGCATTTAGTTTTAATGCTTTCCATAAGTGCTTTTGCATACTGAACTTTACTC